CCAACCTCTTGACCTTGCTTACCGAATGCTTTTTCAACATTCTGGTGCATGGTTATTACATCTTCTAATGTCTTCCCAGCATACTTCCCAGGAGGTTCATAAGTTGGCTCTTGTGGAGCTTCCTGTATAACTTCCTGTGGTTCTGTTACCTGTTCTGCTACACCTTCTGGTGCTGTATCTACTACTATACTCATTTCTATGTCTCCGCCCCGAGGGGTTATGAAGTTACTTAATGTGTGGTGTCGGTTTGATCCGATTGTTCCACGGCTATTTGCGTTGCGGATTCTAAGCTAAGCAAATAACCTAGTACCTTTAACTGCCCTTTGGCATCCCAAAGAGATTTTTCATCGTTGATAGTCTCAATGTCTCGAGTTGTATCTTCAATGGTTTCTAATTCAGCCATCAGGTCTAGCCAACCTTCTGACTCAAATAAATCTAATCTATCTTTTAAGAATTGTTCATCCGTCTTCATTGAACAAATCTATTAATTTCTGTTTCTTGAGCAATCTTTCTAGCATTTGCCATGTTTAATGCAGTTTCTGAGCGTAAATGGTCTACTTCTGGGAAGTTTCTAGCAGTTTCAGAGTTCTTATTTTGAATATCAGCCTTAGTCTTCTGTAAACCAATAGCATTCTTCTGCAATTTAAGCACTTTCTCTTGAATATCGATCTCATTTGGCTGTAAATTAGCTGCTTCAGCTTGCCATTTGATTGCTTTAGCTTTTTCTTCTTCAGCTTCGGCATATAACTTATTAATCTTAGCCTTCATTTCTTCCATCTGCAACTGAACACCCATCTGTTGCATCTGTTGTTGCTCAGGATTAGGTTGATTGCCTTGTGTAAGCTGTTGAACAATCTGATCACGGTTGTGCATTGATGAATTTTGCATCATTGACAGAAGAATCACGTTGAAAGCAGGTGAATCTTTAGGAATAGCTTGCAACATCTGTACCATCTGAGTCATTTCTAACTCTTTAGCCATGATTCCCATAGTTGAATACGGAACAAACTTGTAGTCAGCAACAGGATAACGATCAACATCAAACTGAATCTTACGCCACATTGATTTATTGATCATTGGGATAAGGAACGTGTTCTGGAAATTCATTAATGTACGTTTTTGACGCTTAATTGACGCAGATTGCGCCATAGACATACCAGAAGAGGTAGCTCTTTCAGCTGAACCAGCATCAGAAGAGCCAGTACCCATCTGAATCATGTTTTGAAGTGAGGCAACCTGTTGGAATGTTGTTGGGTCTGTAGCGCCCAAAGTCAGAGGCATGATAGCTTGTCTTGGGTCGCCATTTGTAAGTACAGTCTTGCCAGGTCTAACCTCAAACTTAATACCACGAGGCAATCTAGTAGCGTCAGCTGCCATCATAGGTGTAGTTGTTAGGGCTAGAGAGTCAATTCTTGCTCTCATCTCAGTGTCTAATGCTTTTTGAGGGTTATATCCCTTCTCACAAACACCTCTACCCCAGAATTTATTTGGAACAATGTCATGTTGATAACTAATGAACGGTCTATCCTTCATCATAAAGGCGTTTTCTTCAGCTCTAAGGATGTATTCGTCATTTACGATAGTAACTACCGCTTCAACTAGCTCATCTTTCTTAGTGTATTCAAAATCGTCTTGGTTTTTGTTCTTTTTAAGGAATCTTTTAGGAACTAAGCCCCAGTATTCAGTAATTTTAACCGAATCAGACTCATCAGCTTGTTTGGTCTCAGGATCGAAGCCAAAACGAATAGTATCATAATCACCATCAAGGGGAACATCACGATAAATACCAGACTTAATCCCATCCACGACATGGTAACGCGGTTTAATGACTTCATGAGCAACTCCAAGAGCATCTTTAATAGAATTAGCCGAAGGATCAATCAAAAACTCTTTAGGAGAGATTGCTTCAATCTTAACGTCAATACTTGGGATCTCTAATAACTCACGAGTCGTAGTCATAGTGCCTTCAACAGGAACTTCTTGTGGAACACGCTCTATAGTTTGTTCAACAACAATCTTACCGATACCAGTTCCGTAAATAGCTGAGTTTAAGAACACCTCACAGATGGCATCTTTAACACCAGTCTTCTCAAGGTCTTCTTGTAATAGATTTCGTACATATTCTGCATCAGATTTATCTTGATCCAGCATATCGTCTTGAATATCAAACCACTTACCACGACCAAACGTAGCTTCCTCTAATTCTGCAACAGCAGACTCTACAGCTTGCTGTAAGGCAGGAGAAATAATACGAGACTTCTCAGAACCACGCATACGGTCTGATTGAACCCAGATACCACGCCAAAGACGGTAATACTCATCCCACTTAGTGACATAATTAATATCACGATGGGTGCGCCATCCGTCTAGTCTATATGTAAGCCAAGAAGATAGTGCTTTATATTGAGTTTCCTTGTCATCGAACATAAGTGTTTGATTTCCCTGCGAATTTATGGGTAATATATCATAAAAATATACTTATGGGCGGTTTTTGAGAATATTAATAGCCAGCAACCTCATCTTCAGGCTCCCAGTCGTCTTCTAATTCAATTGTATGTGCAAAGTCAGCAACAGATACTTGGTCTATGTAAGCAAGAGCATCTAACATATCATCATGCGACAATTTGTTAGGAAAATCAACGAGTTGTGACACAAAAGGTCTCCAATCTCTATCTTCATTGAACGTAATCTGCCCATATTCCATTCTTCCTTGTAGCGACCACACAATTCTGTCTACTTTCTTCTTTCCACCGTGTCTCATTTCAATAATCGACACATATTGACCTTCAGTTCGCATCTCATCTTCAAGATAAGGCAATATAGCGTTTCTTAATGAACCAGTCTCAATACCAACAGTCGAAGATTCAACTAATACGGCTGATTTTAGGATTTTCTTGGCAGTTTCTTTAATATTCCAACGACCATGAAGTATATCTTTAACCCACCACTTGTCTCTATCAATTTTAACAATGGCAATAGCGGTTTCATCAAGTCTACTCCGTTTAAGATTACGCTCTTTCTCGATAGATTCAAATCCAGCAGGATCAATAGCAATTACATACGATCCTTCTTCAGGTTCTTCTGCGGTCTTAAACCACTCTTCTTTGAATACACCACCTGTGAACGTCTCAAACGATGCCTCAAATTCTTGTCTGAAAGACATTGAGGACATTGAGGTTCTTGCTGCTTCGATTTCATCTTCTGGAATAAACGGATTATCAGTCGAGTTAAATTGAAACGAATCCCAGTCATCTAGCTCCATCGAGTCTGTATAAATATCATAGAAGTGGTTTTTACCTGCTGGAGTACCAATGAACAAAGCACCACCACGTACGTCCGCAAGAGTAGGACGAATAATCTGCTCCCACACGTTTGGCTTCATAGAAGCGTACTCATCTAGTACAACATAAGCAAGACCAACACCACGTAAGGTATCAGGTCTATCAGATCCTTTCAAATAGATCTTCCGCCCATTTACAAGAGTTAATACAGCAGTATTCTCATGAGCAGCAGTAATTAGATCTTCACCTAACTCTTTCAGCATCGCCCACATAATGTCTTTAGCTTGTTGAAACGTAGGACCGATATAAAACACGTCCTTTGAATCAGATTGAAGAGCTTTAATTAACAAGATCCAAGCAGCAAGTCGAGACTTACCGAATCTACGTCCAGCAGCCACAACCTTGAATCTAGCTTCAGAGTGGAATATCTCTAATTGAGCAGGATGTAAATCAACATTTAATTCAGGCATTATTCTTCCAACCCTAAATGCTGTGATACCATATCTATGATTGATGAATAACACCCTTCACAGAATACAATAGGCACTATTCCAAAATAACCTTTAATGCCGCCACAGGTCTCATCATATTCGCTATCACAAATAGAGCAGTTGTTTTTATCTTCAACATTAAGTTCGGGCATTCTTATCCTTCTTCAGTTTCTCTTTAATCTTGGCAAGTGCCTTTTTAAATCTAGCTTGTCTAGTCCAGTAATCTTCAGGAAGCTCAGGTAAGTTACTCACTTAACAGCCTCAGAAACTTCAATAATCACAGCATCATCTGTTTTAACAGAAGGATCAATCAAAGAAGTAGGATCAGTATCAGCAATCTTTTCTGTAATAGAAGTAGAAGCACCCACATTAATAACAATCTTAGAGTCTTGTTTAGTACGATTAGAATCAACAGCTTTATGCACAGGTAGTATTCTATCAATACACATCTTCAAGCAATGAACATCACCATCCATAGCCATATCAACCACTTTCTGCACTATATCAGGCCCTCTTTCAGTCATCATCTCACGAGCTAACAACGAATATTTATTCTTAGAACCTTTAGGTCTACCTACAGCATGATTAACTTCCTTATGCCCCTTCACCCACAAAGGGTTACCTCTTCTTTTCTCAGTCATTTTAATTATCCATCACGGGTTAAAGTACCATTATTATATACCTATACATTCAGTTTATACAATATATTATGACTTGACAATATAGTATCTATCAGCTAAAATCTTCCTTAACTAGTTTGTTACTTCATAGCAATGTTCATTGTTATTACACAGACATCTTCATAGTACAATCAATTGAACTAACATAGTTAATCCAGATAGGCACAAGTAGCAGTAACTTAAACCTGCTAAGTAGGTCTATCTATATGTTCTTCCTTTTTTTTCAAATTACGTTTCTTCTGTCTTGGGTATAGTATCCATTGTTGCATAGGGTCAAGTGAGCCTCCCCCCTGCCAAACACTAGAAACGGTATCAGCTATAGGCCTTTCTCTATATAGGTTTGCTTGAATTTACTCTAAGAGTTAAACCACCAGAGTAAAAACGTTTGAAAAGTAAATAATTAAGGGATTAACAACCCATAGACAAACCCACGCAGTATTTTCAAAGCATCAACGCCACGATCAAACAATAATTTAATCATTAATCCACTAATTAAACTAAGCCGTTATGATCCAAATATCCTTTTAACTTCCAACCACTACCAAAAGATCTTTATTAAAAGATAAATTACATGATCTATCCCCTTGAACCCCTAGATCAGATCCAAACAAATACCCTAGAAGTTAATTTATAACCTTTTGGATGTTAATTTTAACTTCCAACGCTTGATAATAATCTGAATAGTTATCAACACTTTTACACTGGTAATTATTACTCATTAATCAACTACTTAAGTATGAGCCGCAGAAAACTTATCAACACACTTATACATCTTTGATCAGACGAAAAAAAACCGGCTATTTAACCGGCTCTTATTAATCTCCCCTATTAATTTACCCTATCAGATCCTTTAGCATTTCTTTGCTGATCAGATCAATTGCCATTAAGATATTTAGCAACTCTTTAAGCATTAACCTGATCTATTAATAATCGTAAATGATCCTCTACTTCGTGCGTTCGATCCTCTATAAACGGCCAAAAACCGGTCTTAATAGAAAATGCACGCATTGCCACGACTTGATCGGGAAAACCTTTATAAAGTTTAATTATATTACCACCGTCCGCATGACTGATAATACTAGCTAGCTTCTGATCAAACCCGCTTAGTTGCTTATATTGCCACTTATAGACAAACCCTGGATCTGAGCCATTGTAAATATCCTCTATCGAAGCATTTAAGATCCAAGAATCTAACGCGACTAATCTTCTTATTAGTGATCTACCTTTTGAATTACTCACAACATAGCCTCCATTTGATCTAAAACCCTTTGTTTTGATCCTTTTAGATCGTATTCTTGCTTGACAATTGAATATGCGCTCCGGCCGGATCTTTTCAAACCTATGATCTCAAGTTTTAAAGCACTCTTTAGGGTTAAAAACTGAGCCATTTTAGTGTTTGTTATTAGCATCTTAATTAATCTCCTTAATTGAATTCATTAATGCATCTTGATAATGCACGTTGGCCAAAGTTTCACTATTAATCCCTTTTAATTCAAATCCCATATCAACACAAGATTGAATTGACTCATACAATGAACAATCATTTTCGATTAAGTAATTCATTGCCTGTGAGTAGCAAATTATTTCTTGCTCATAGCAATACCGAATTGCGTCGTCGTAACTTTCAAATTTTGTTATTTCATCTCTATAAGTATCATCCACTATATATTTTTCCATTTTAAAAACTCCATGTTTTAAAGACTGATCAAAATTAATCAGTAATCAAATTATAAGCCAAAACAAATACCAGAATGGCTCTTATATTTAATTAAATTAAGTTGGCCGAATTTTTCAAGTTTTCAAATTTTCAGCTAATTTACTACACCTAAAAAACAAAAAAACCACCTTTGAATAAATCTTAGGTGGGTATCACGTTAAGGGTAGGCACCGCGTTAGGTAGGCATCACGTTAGGTGGGCATCGCGTTAATGATCTATCCTTGAAAGGTATAAAAAGTCATCAATATTGCGACTTCTGATAGATTCAAGACTAGATTTATTAAAATATTCTTTAATAATCACCTGAACTTCGATCAGTTTTTTAGTTGCACCTTTTTCTGTCTTATATCCACAATCTAACCCTTGTTTGATCTTAAAATAAGACTTCCATCTTTTAGATCTGCTATCAAGGTACTCAACTATATCCTCATTTTTTCTAGTTACATAATAGCTCATAATTTAACCTCCATTGATCCATTGAAAGGTTTAACGCAACCGTTACCGGCCGAATAATACCAAACAAAATCCTTTTGAAAGATATATCCTAAATTCAAGTGGGTTAAAATCCCATTCAATCGCTCTTTAGTAGTTACCGTTTGCCATCCACAATCACTAATGGTCAAATAACTTCCTTTAATCCATGCAATTGCATTACCGTGCAATCTCATAACACGATCAGTTTCAAAATACATATCGGTATTAATACTCATGTTTCCCTTTGTTAATTTACTACCTTTAAAAAAGGCTTTAACGCTGTCTTCGGTTATCTTTTTCACTTTTAAAACTCCATGTTTTTATTTAAGAGATTGAATTATAGCAGTAGTATATACTTTTGCAACACTAAATTATAAATAAAGTTATCCACAAAAAAGAGATAGTTATCCACAACCAAATCTTAAAAAAGCTAGTTATCAACACAGTTATAAACATTAGGTGAGCATCGCGTTAAGGGTGGGTATCACGTTAAGTGAGCATCGCGTTAAGTTATCAACATAGGTGAGTTGCACGTTATCCACAACCACTCAATATTGTTAATAACCCATCTAAAACAGCGAAGTTATCCACTTATCCACAATCCCATACCAACCTTATCAACATTGTTATCCACTATCTAAAGCTTTGATTTATCTAGTTTTTTTTAGGTTATCAACTGAAAAAAGGCTTACTAATAATAATAATAATAAAAAAAAGAAAAAAGAAAAAGATTAACAGCGGTATTGACACAGAATAGATCACTATGATTTATTTATGTTTATTTTGCTATACACTATTGACACACTAGAATATTAGGTTAGAATAGACCTTGATAACGTTGATTTACGCGTTACTAACTAAGTCGTTACGAAGTAGTACGAAGTCGTTACGAAACATTAATCATGGAGAAAATATGCAAGAAAAACACGCTAGACACATTTGGCCAATACTCAGCAAGACTAAAGATTTTCAATCTGAGTTATCAGATATTTACAATGTTAAATTGAATGACATAGACATGGCTATATTCATCTATATCTCAGCACATCAAAGGGTAACAATACAAAAGACACGCAAAACAAAATACTTTAGAGGCTATGGAGTATCAACTATAAAAAGATCAATTGTTAAATTACTTAATGCAGAAATGATCTCAAAAGCACAAGACACAATAGACCGTAGAAAGAATATTCTAACTGTTAATTGGGATATTTAATCATGAAAGAATTAAAAAACAAAATTAAAACGTTGGCCATCGATTGCAAGTTGCACCATGCAAAGCTAGAGGATCTATATACAGCTGTTACGGGTGACTTAAAGGCTTCAGTAATGCAAGATCACACAGAAGTGATAAACATGGCTCTAATGGCGCGTGAAAGCTACGAACTACTCACTTATGCTACCTCAGATGAGTACATTGAGATTTACAATAGAATGCTAGAGGATAAATCATGAGTGACACAGCAACAGCAAATTCAAAGGCATCGGCCGCAATAAATAGATACCCACATCTCAAATCCCAGATCATGGAATCTTGGGAACTTATGAACGATGAAATAAGTGAGGGTAGCTCAGAGGATCATGAAGTCGAGTTATTTCTGTCTGCGTTAGATGATATAACTGAGGGGGAAGTATGAATATGAAAATGCAGATAGTAAAGGTAAAGCAAGACGATGGTCGCACGGAATATCAAGTATCAAACGGTGATGTGCTTGAGCGTAGCTTCTCGTATGATTTTTGGACGCTATACGAAGCAGAACTTTGCTTGAATGAAATTGTAACTAAAGGTGAATACAAGGGGGAAGTATGAGTAATAGCATTGAAGTAAAACAAGCAATGAAGTGGTTTATAACAAACGGAATACACGCTTGGATTGACGATGGCGACGTTTATATCGAAGTTGAGAACGATAACTTTGAGGTGTTTGCCGTGCAAATAAGCACTTCTGAACTTAGCTACCGATCTGATAGATTTAAGGATGAAAATCAAGGAGAAATTAAAATGAAAGGTGAATACAAGGGGGAAGTATGAAAAATAGACCACTAATGTACTGCATTAATTACCTAGAGGCTTACGATATAGATTGTTACATGCAAGGTGATGCCGTACTTGTCCACCACGGTGATTTAGAACTAATGCTATCTCAAGAAGAGGTTAATTACCGAGCAGAGTTATGGCTTGAGTCTGAATTAGCGGGCGTAAGAGAGGGAATTAGAGCAAAGGATAAACTAATATGAATAAGCAACACACAACACTAGCAACGCTAGTAGAAGACTTAGAAGTACAGAAAGATTTCTTGACAGAGGAGAACGCATCGTTCGCCAACTACCTAGGGGATTGTGGATACACGAAAGCTGATATAGATTTAATCGCTCAAGGTTGGCACGGTTCTATTGAACAGCGACTTGTTGAAAACGAAAGGCAAGAAATACGCATCAAATACCTAGAAGAAAGCCTAAAGAAATGGCTAAAGACTCACGACAATATGAGAATAGAACTAGCGATGCGTATACAAGGGCTAGAGAAGAGCTTAAAGGATAGAGAGTCTAGACTTGACAGCATAATGGGTTTGGCTAATGACTGTAACTTTGAGGATTAGTAATGGAATACAAACAAATTGAAACGGGTGGTGGTAACTACCTAATACAAGTTAATGATAACAACCGTGTATTAATAATTGGTGAGGGTTTAGTAACTGTTTGGGAAAGCGAAGATGATTTCTATGCAAACCTAGATGGTGCTAACAACCAATCATTAGATACTTTTGAATATTAAAGAGGGGGAAAGCATGAACGAATTGTTAGAACTTATAGTTGGAATTACGATCATGTATATGGCTTACAAGCTTACCTATCTACTTCAATAACACTAACATGAACTCTACACTAATTACGCTTGTTTTACTATTCATAGCCATACAAGCCTTTTACTGCCTACTCTACACGGATTATAAAAGATCACAAGTAGAGTATAAAAAGAGTATAATCAGATACTCAATACTAAAACAAATTCTATTATCGAGGAGATAAATATGAAAGATTACGAAGACCAAGAGCCGGATTTTGATGCAATGGATCAGAGAGCGGACGATCAATATCACGACAAAGTAGATGCTTGCGCGCACTTACCCAAGGACATTTGGGATCAAGTACGACACTTGCCAACCGCACAAGCTATAGAGTTAGGTGGCCAACTATTGTTTATTCAAAGACAAGCCGAATCTAACAAGACTATTGCCAAATCTATATGGGGAGGTAAATAATTATGGGATATTTTTCTAACCTTGATATTGATCGACAAAATGTAGAGGCGATGGGAGGAGTAATACCCGACCAAAGCCTTGAACCGGATTACTCTGATTATGCAAATTACGTTAAGTCTTGCATGGCTGATCCGGAGTTTGCTAAAGAAATGGATAAACTCACAAACGCAATACGCAAAGACATAAGTGGCGAGTGATGAATATACATAGCGATGTAATAGAAATTTATGTAAATGGCAGTCACGCTACCAACATTGATGATGACTTTATCTATGAGTATCTATGCAAACACTCTCCAGAGTCTGTGCGAACTGATGATGACGAGATAGAGTATGTGTTAGTAGATGACCATCGTATTAATTACCTAGAGATAATCAAGCGTAAAGATGAACATATACGCAAATTACAATACCAATACGATATGATTTTTGAAAAAATAGGCGAGCAATTATGAGTTTAAAAGTAAAGCAAACAGAAAATGGATTTATCATAACTGAGGTAGAGTTTCAAAAGAAACAAAAGACCTGGGTTTGCGGTAGCCCGGCAGAACTAGCTTCATTTATGCTAGGGTATTATGAAACGGGTGGCATTTATGCAGAAGAAATTAAAGGAGAAAGATAATGGAAGCAAAAGAATTAAACGTCTATGAAAGGTTGGCTATGGTTAGAGGCATGGTTAGTGGTGTAAAGAAGACGGCCAAAAACCCTTTCTTTAAAAGTAATTACGCTGATCTAAATTCGGTCATGGATACGCTCGCTCCGGCCTTAGTTGAATGCAACTTAATATACGTTCAATATGTAGATCGCACTGATGGCACTGATAACGTAAACGTATTAGTTACAGAGATTGTAAACATAGCCAATCCGGAAGACAAGATTGTATCAAAGATGCAACTTATTATCCCTAGTGCTGATATGCAGAAACTCGGCGGAGCGATAACGTATTCTAGACGCTACAGTTTAGTAACTCTGTTTGGACTGGAATCCATAGACGATGACGGCAATGTTGCTGTTGGAAAGAGCAAGCCTTTGACAGCTACACAAGAGCATAACGAGCGCATCAACTCAGCCAAAGAAGTATTAGACAGAGCAAAGAGAGAGGAAGACTTTGATACGGCTTCAGATGTTTTTGACTACGCAAAAAAGAATGGATTTATCCAAGTGTGCGATTACTACTCGCAACTTTTTGAGCCTAACAATGGTGATGGAATGTAATTAAGCTGATCACAATGCTTATTCGGGGTTACTCCATGACCTCGTTAAACGACTTATTGTGCGAGTTGCTACCGTAAGTAGCTACCAAATTATAATAAAGGAGTAAGAAAGTGAGCAAAATAGGTATTAATATTAGCATCGATGTATCAAAAATCGATAAGGCAAGATTATTCAAAGGCAAGAAAGGCGTTTACATGGACGTAACAACGTTCATTGACACAGATAATCCGGATCAATACGATCAAAACGGTTTTATCAGTCAATCAACTTCTAAAGAAGAGAGGGAATCGGGAGTAAAAACACCTATTCTTGGAAACTGCAAAGTCTTCTTTAATAGCGGATCAACACAATCTCCAACACCAACTCCAACACCAACTACTGAAGTTACTCCGCAAGATAACTTTGACGATCCAATCCCGTTTTAACTACTAAGGGGGAGAGATAATGATCACACCGAAAACGTATATATTAAGTAATGGCACATCGTGGACTGCGATGAGTCTTGGAGCTAAACTAAATATTTGCCATGCCGCGGCAAGATACCGCTTGGAAAAATCTACTGATGTTGATATGGTTATGAGACCTAGAATGTCTTCACGCCATTCTGTTTATAACAGTAAACACTATGAGTTATCTGATGGTACTAAGATGAGCGCAAGGCAGATAGCTGAGCGATTCAATATCAACCACTCAACTATGAATGCAAGACTTGCTAAGGGCATAACAGATGTTGAAAAACTTGCCAAGAAGCCTGGCAAGGGCAAGCGACCTGAGGGTATCAAAGGCTATGTGCCTATTGAGAGCCAAGCACAAGAGGTTAAGAATTACTATAAAGACCGAATGATGTACTCAAAGGATTTTGATTGGTCGTTGCTTATGCGAGCAAGCTAAGAGTAGAGGGCAAGGGGGAAGTCCGACTGATAATGCAGACTTAAACTAATTATCCAACACTACGGTTTTGGGTGTTAATGAAAGATAACCACTGCGAAGAACCACCAAATTAAACAAACTATATGAGGAAACATGGAGATTAATATAATTGACAACATAATTGTCAACCACACAAAGCATGATGTAGAAAGCTATACCGGAGCAAGTCTTCAATCTTTACTAACCCATAAGACTACTAAGCTATCGTTTAAGCTTACTTTATTCTTTGGATACAATGCTAGTAAAAACTCAGTAAGCGAAACTATTGAAATTACTCAGACACAGTATGAAAGACTATCAGAAGCTGTTATTGAGAAGAACCTTAGTGTTCTATCTAACTGCAACAGTGTATTAACAGATGACTGTTTATTTGGTAAGAGTAGTACGGCCTCGTTACGACTACGTGACGACCCTACTAATACTAATACTAATACTATAACTACTAATACTATAACTACTAATACTAATACTAAGAAAGATCAAATAGAAAATTTCATACCTAACGAGGCATCATTAAAAGCTGTTAGAGATAAGTACGCCGGTGTCACTCAATCACAAGGCGCTGAGTTAATCCAATCATTTAAAGATCAGATGTTCAATCGAACAGCGAAGTGGCAAGACTTACAATCATGCTTCAGAAACTATCTACGCAAGGACTACATACAAGTTGGTGTAGCTTCGGCCAAGAAAGGTACGTTTGCCGGAATGAGTGACTCACGTAAAGCGTTAATTGCCATGAAGTTACAAGACAAGGTGGCACAATGAATGAAGAAGAGGTAAATACACTTGCTAATGAGATTGTCGAAGAACTTATCGTATTCAACAAGATCAAGATGAATGTCAAGAACATTTGGGCAACTAAGCTAATCGACTTTTTCTTGAGCGAGAAGCAGGATTACAACTTATATCAACACTCAAAAGTTATGAAAGCTATCCCGAAAGTACCGGCAGATGGTATTCAAGCTTTACTTGAGTTAATTAAACAGCAAGATAACGTAATGGTGACTAAATTTCTACCACAATCTACTGATGTTCAAATCAACTACTCAGGTATTTGGAATAAATCGAATCCTGAGGCCAAGGAATGCTTTTACGACACTTTTAATTCAAAAGACATACCATCATCAACCAAATGGATTTCAAGGGAGTATTTCAGAGGAATAGGATGGACTTCAAAACAAATTACAAAAGTAATAGGAGACCCTTGGTAACATGATTTGTAACTGTGGAAATATAATGACTAAGCTAACATACTTTTGGGAGTGTAAGATTGACCGTGATAAAGCTCATAGTGGTTGTGGAAGGGTTGAATGGCACACTAAGCAAAAGCAAAAGGAGAAGAATGAAGTATCACAATGACGAGTTGTGTAAGCAAAAGTTAAACTGTATTGTCGGATTCTTGGATGAGATACAAGAGCAGTTAGAGTTTCCGAAGACAGATAGAGAGCAGTGGGTTAGAGGTAAGCTTGAGCTTGCCTTGCAAGATCTAATGTATCTGAATAATGAAGTCAACTTAGGAGAGGACGAAACACACTCATGAAAGTAACATATTATGTAAACCCAGTTCCGGCAGCAAGACCTAGAGTAACAAGATGGTCAACGTTCTATCCCAAGAAATACACTCAGTTTAAGTCTGATATGGAAATGGCGGTGGGAAATACATACTTTATACCCTTTAAGAGAAACGTATATGCGAAATTAGACTTCTTTGTCAAGATTCCAAAGTCATGGTCAAAGAAAAAGAAAGAGTCGAAGAATGGCAAGTTCTGTGACAATAACGCGGATATAGACAATTACTGCAAGGCCATCCTAGATTCTTTAAATGGTATATACTACGAAGACGATCGGCAAATTGTGATGCTTAGAGCAAGAATATATTGGTCGGAACTTCCAAGAATAGAATGTGAGTTCTTAGAAATTCAAGACTAAATACTCGGGGGAGGATTAGGCTTAACAGCCTTTTTTTATAACTAAATTTGAGGAAATTTAATGACAAAGACAGAAATATGTACAGAACTAGCTAATGATTACGCTGATAGAGCTTCACGCGGTGGAGCAAACTACGATGATGCTTTTGAGCATTACCTAGGAAGATGTTTAAAAAGAGAGACTGAAGAATTAAAGAAGCAGTATAAAGTTCAAGGCCTAAAGAAAGACGATGGGTTTATTATTAGCGCTAATCTAATGTAGAAATAGGGTGTGTGAGCATGAAAAAACTAAGGTTTAGACAAACATCTGAGGAGATTACTCACACGCCTTAAATATACCATAAGTCATACAAAAGTCAAGTATATAGATAGTGTATAATGCATTCATTACAAATAATTATAGACTATAATGGCATCCCATCAAATCAACATTAAAGTAAGTGAAGACGATCTGTCTTACATAGACGCAAAAGCAAAACGCTACGGGTTAAGTCGTAGCGCAATGATTAAGTTATTCGCCTTAAACGCTGAAATGAAAGTTGTTATGCCAGGTGATATTAGACAACCAAGGCTTTAACCTCTTAGCTTGCTATAGAACTCTTTAAAGTATCTAGGGTCAGAGTTACGACTCTTAGATGGAGCATCTTTTTCACCCCATCTCCAATACTTAATTAAATTCTCTACAGGGTCTTTCTTTTTCTTAGACATCTCCCATAGATCACCCATGAGCGTTTTTGTTAGCTTAGAGTAATTCTTCTGGTCTTCAGCGCCATATAAATGACCCTTGCCACCATAATCATATCTTTTATTGTAGAAGTCAATCTTACCTTTGTTATTACCGTGATTTAAAAACTCATCACCTTGATCCATGAACTTTACAGCAAAGTCAACTAGCCCAGCATCCTCTAAAATCTTAGGCTTATTTTTTGCATATTGTGCAACAAGACTTCTGGTTAGTTGAACTGGTCCATACGCAGTAGATCCGCCTGGAGCATCTTTAGCTGTAGTCCTAATCCAAGGGTCATCAACACTACCTGTTTCAGCCTCTTGAAAAGCATCCCAAAACTCATCAACTGAGTAGTCTTCAACCTTTCTTTTAGCTTTACGTCCGTATGTTCCGTCTTCATCAGGATCAAGAACATCACCATATTGGATGTCTCTTTTAATAGATTTTGCCATTCTCTTGGCATCTGCCCAGAATCCCATACTAACGACCGTTGCCACCTAACATACCCAACTCAAGGGTGTATGGCATAGCATCGCCCTCCCTTGTTCCGGTTGTTTCATAAGCAAGTTTTTTTGCAAAGTGTTTAATCTTACCGCCACTTACTTTTGTACTGCCTGTGTCTTTATTCCAAGGCTGGTCGTCTAATTCATTCTCCCAATCATATCCTCGTTCTGTAATTTTTACACTACCGTCTTCGTTTAAACTCCAGTCAAACTTACCCACCCCATTCATTATCTCAGCAAACGGGGATGTGATATGCTTCTCTAAATAACCAGCATCCTCTCCTTTTGGCTGGAAAATCTTTGCATAGTGCTTTGGATTTATTGAACCTTTTGTTTCTTCACCTTTTCTATTTAAACGAATCATTTGTTTAATCATGTCAATAGTCTTAGGTGAAAAATCATCAACAAGATACCCTCTGTCCTCACCCAAATCAAAAAACAAATCACCAAAATAACCACCAGCAACAGGCCCAAGGGTTTTAACCATAGCACCAGACAGCATCCTATCCTTGTAGTCTATGCCCTTTTTTATTCCTGAACTTATATCATCAACCCATTCATACATTAGCCACAGATTCCCTTTAATTTAGTCATTAACTGACGTGCTTGTTCTTCGTTCATACCCGTATCGCCCACAATCGTATTGATTGAGTCTTGCTGCTTCTTATTAGCAATAGTGTCTGTCTTTTGGAATGTGAACATACCTTTGTCTTTATCAGACATATTCATCATAGGAAAGTTTCTCTTCTCAGCATCTCCTTCCATAGAATCTCTATCGGACTCAGCTTCCATCATTAGCCTATCAAGTTCAGATTCAGATATATCATCTTCCATGCTTTGGTCTTGAGCAATTTCAGCATCAAAATCAGATTCCATCTCCATAGCTTGTCTATCTGTCTCAGCAGCATCCATCTGAGCATCAGTAAATTCGCTATCTGCTTCACCTTTTGCTAACTTAATCTCAGTATAAGCATCTTGAGCGTTTTCACCATATTGAGCTAATTCTTCATAGTCAATAGATTCAAACTGTACATCAGACATAGACTCAAAGTTAGCCATCCAGTTATCAACTGAATCTTCTTGTTCTATTTGAGTGTTAGCATCTGCATTTCTCTTTTTAGCTCTTAATTCTCTACCCTTTCTTTCACCTTCAATAATATTACCGTACTTTTCTTTAATATTATCTATGTTTATTTTTGATTGAGCGTCATTCAAATTAGAAGGATCAGTTACTACACCATCTACGAGTCTCACTGCTGTAGGCTTACCTGTTAATGGATGTTCAGCGCCCTCACTATCAGAAACTGTTAGAAGGTCGCCAGTTCTAGGGTCTCTATTTCCTTTAAGATTCCTAGACTGTTTAGGATATACCTGCTCACCAGTGTCTTGGTCATACACTGTTGTACCATCTTTCTCAACTGTAAACTCTTCCCACTCTTGACCAGTAGAGGCAGCTTCCTTTTTACTGTTTATAATGCGTTGAGCTTCTTCAGCTTGCTCGTCCTCACCTCGACTTCTTAACTCATCTATATATTTTTGCCATCGGTTTCCACCAAAGCCAGTAGACATACCGCCTGAATCCAGGAAATTCCGAGGACCTGTATTGTTTAATTCCTCAGGTAGAATGGTTCTGAGTAATTCCATGTTGTGTTCAAACTCAGCTTTTTTTCTTTGATCAGCTGTCATAAAGTCGCCAGTTTTTGGGTGTCTAATTCCTTTTCTTTCCATTGCTATTCTCCTATTGAATTTTTTGTTCTATTTCTTCAGCCTCATGGCTAACACTTGTTTTAAGTCCGGTGTACATATATACCGGCAACACGTCTTTAATCACGCCTGTAATGTTCTTCAACTTCAACGGTGTGTCGATATTAAAGTCCATCTTAGCTACAGACTCAATAACTTTCTTCATTCCTTCACGATCTACAAGAAGTTCGAACACGCTTCTATCCATACCTTGAGCAGTCTTATAGTCTAGCATTTTAGAAGAAAGCCTTGTCATTTTCATAACAACACTTGATATTCTATCTCTTAATTGAGATGATACATATTTAGCATCAAGGCCTTTAGCGTACCTACCAACCCAATCTACTTCAGCTTTATTTAGTGTTGCGCCAAGTTTTTTAACGTCAATGCCATTCATAGCATCAATTACTTTAGCAAAGTCTTTTAAGTCTTTAGTATAACCCTTGCCCATAATGTCGTTTAACACCTTGGCATTTCTAGGACTCATCATAAACTCATAAGCGCCAGTAGGTTGAGACTTTAAGCTTTCAACAAATTCTCGCCTTACTCTACCCATAACTGCAGTTTTAGTTGATGAGTCAAGAGATTTAATATCTCCCAAGAATTTCTTTAGATTTTTAGGACTGGCAACCATGCCACTAACTAAAGTCTTGTAGTCTGGAGCGAATCCACTTGTAGATAAGAAGTGATCTGCAACTTTACTTCGCTCAGCCTTGAGGGCATCATCAAGAGTTCCCATTCTCATGCCAAGATAGTCAGCATCCATCTGAATGTTATCTAACTCACTCTTCATCCCAGGTATTCCATCTATAACATCTTTGTTTTTAGCAAGCTCTCTAGCAAGTCTCTTGCGATCTAAAATACCATTAACTACCACTTTACTGTGTAGCTTGGCAATCATAGCGTCACGGGCAAGCTGAGGGCCTTCCTTGCCAGCTACATTCATATATTGATCAAGAGCCTCACGGTTCTTTAGAATAATATTAGCAACTTCGGTTGAGTATCTCTTTTTACCGATTTGAGCAATAGCTTCAGCATCGAACGGCAATCCTACCTTTTCGTAGTAAAGCTTATCAACACTAAGCAATCTTTCATTAAAAGAGCCAGCTGGATTTACAGAAGTTCGTGTTCCGTTAATTACAGCACTCTCTTTGTATAATTTCCCTCTAACTACATTAAACTGCTCCTCAAACTGTTGAAGCTGTCTTTGTTCTGTTTTAGACATTGGAGAGCGCTTCAATCTGTTTACAGCTCGTTTCAATGATTCCACTTGAGCGAAAGACATAGACTTAAACTCGGGTATATTAATACCGTTTACTGTTTTAATTTCTGGCTTTAGCTTTTTAAACACTTGTTTGTCTACATCGGTAAGCTTACCAAAAAGATCTCGGACAGAGTTTGCTTTAATAAAATCATAAAACTCGCCCACAAATTCAGCCGGTACATGAACACCTTGTTCGGTAGCCTCTTTGATTAAAGAGTCATAAACAGGCTTTAACTCTGCTCTAGCTAGTTTCTCACGCTGGGCTACTAGGTTTTCAATAGCGATACCACGGTCAAGATCAGACATACTTGGGTCAAGCTTATCTTGCATCCCCTGGATACGATCATCAATATGAGATCTAGCTTTAATCAGCCTTTGCTGTCTAGCCTGCAATCCTTTCTTAATTGCAGCGTCATTCCAAGGTAGTTCAGCATATCTATTGCCAAAGATTCGATCAGCATTTTGCTCAACTAAATCTTTCATTCTCTTTAGCTCCATCTCAAAGCCGTGTCTATAAGTGGCATTTGTCTTTGCTAATTTAACAAGCTGCGAGTGTGCTGTTGGACTTTGTCCGGCCGCTGCAATAAGAGGAAAATCTCCAGCATCCCATTTAACGCCAATCTTGTTAAGATCTCCCAGAATTGAATTAATATCTGGATTCTCTTCCACAATCTTAGCTAGAACACCTTTAACGTATGTTGTTGAATAAGCTTGCTGAGCATCTCCTGAATTAGCTTTAATTTCTTTAAACTTTCTAAAAGCAGACCCACCTGTATCAAATAATGCGGATGAAATGGGTGCAGAAATAAATGCGCTTGGGACAGTCATACCTACAGACCCAACAGTTCTCCAGGTTCCAGTCTCCGGCTTGCCAGTATAGGTTTCTTCAAGAGATCCACCAACATCTCCTCCGAACTCAGAACCCATGCCAACTATCTGAAGGCCGGTTGCTCTTGACAAGATGCTAGTAATAGCTCCACCAGTCTTCAGAAGAAGGCCGTACGGATCTGAAAATGCCTCTACACCTGATCCTAAATATCTATGCACATCGTTAGGCGGCTTCTTGCCGGTCTTATCAACGTCTAGGTTGAAAAGCTCCTGATAACCATGCTGGTAATTCATAAAGTTTTCGCCAAACTGTTGATATAAATCATCAGCACTATCTTTATTAGAGCCAGACGGTAAGCCAGATTTAGTCATAAAATTGAATAAATTCTCAGCAACATCTGGGCCGTATTCTTTTAATAGATCTTCAGGCGATTTAGATACTATCTTTTCAACAGGATCAATTAAAAAGGTTTTTATAGCTGCGCCCACCATTGATGGTGTGGATGTTATACCAGATTCAACCCGATCAACGTAATACTCAGTGAGATCTGTATACCTGTTTTCTTTAACTTGACCTTGCTCTAGTTTAGCAACGTAAGCATAAATCTCCTCATCAGACATAGTGTCAAAATCGGGGGTATCTCCTTGGCTCTTTGAAGCCGTCCTACTTGCAAGGCCTGTTATATACTCTTCAAGCTGCTGAGTAGACATTGTGTTCATTTCTTCATTGAACGCATTTAAAGCTACAGGATCTTTCTCATGAACAGTACCATCACCTTCCTGCCAAGTTCCATCATACATTTCGGCCATTATTTACCTCTCTTGCTTAATGCTTCTCTAGCTAACTCTAGTTTTTGAGCATCTGTCAGGTACTTTTGAGGTCTTTTAGGAAGCCAGATGTTAAGTTCGTCATCTGTAAGACTATCTTTATACTTAAATCTATACTCCAAATTTCTTTCATTCAACCTTTGCTCTGAAACCTGTCCGACTATCCTAAACATTCTCTCAATATCGTCTAAATCGGCATCAGGTATATCGCCTGTTATCCAAAGTGACATACTTCTTGCGATTCTATCGCCAAGCCCACCAAACTTCATTGCATGAACAACTTCAGGCTGTGAAAGTCTATTGTCATTATTCATTTGAGCAAGAACTTTTGTTATATTTGGACGGGCGGAACTAACACCACCCCTATGCTGTTTAACATAACTAAGACCATCTTCTACAGATTTTAGAGCGGTTCGAGATTCCTTGGTATCCGTTCTATAATTAGTTTGCATATTTTCTAGGGGCTTTAATCTTGCAAGAGCCGTCATACTAGTATCAGTTGAACCAGTGGCACTAACATCACCATCGGAGCCGCCTCCAGTCTCAGTAACATTAGGCTTCATTCCAGCTAACGCCTGATTAACAATATCAACCCAGCCACTCACCTGTTCGCCACCAAGTTGGTTTAATGTTGGTTTAGCTTTAGTAGAGCTAACAAGGTTGTCTAGCTGTCTATCTGTAAGATTGTAGCCCTTACTTTTAGCGTAGTCAGCAATAGCTTGCTTGTGTCCGGCAATCTGATACTGCCACTTCTTCAAATCAGTAGAACTAGTAGGCTTCATCTTATCAGCCATATTCATAACTTCTTGCCATAGATCTGGCATATTGGCACTTCTAAATGAATCAGCAATTTGCATTAACTGTTCATAAGATTTAGTACCTTCACCGTACTGACCCATAATCTCTTCAATTTTATCTTGCTTGGCTTGCTCAGGTGTTTGCATACCTAGCATACCACCTAAAGCTCTACCAGCTCCAGCACTAGATTGTCCAGCTTGGTAAGCGTGGTAATCGTACGCATCCATCTGAGCAATTTCGCGCATTTCTTTTCTTCTAGCTGCGTCAGCTGATACCTGAGCGTCATACGGGTTTGTAAACATTGTTGTTGCCATTATTATCTCCTATGTATAGCTAGAAATTCCAATATCTTGGATATACGGATCGTCAAAACTCAAGCCTCCGCCTGAAGAGCCGCCAAGCATACCGCTTATTACGTTGCCAAACTCATCGTACATCATACCTCTAGCTTTAGAGGCACCTTTTACTCCTTCAACTTTCATATCAGCATAAGGATCGTTACTTACACCACCAGATTGTGCTAATCCCAGATATTCCATAGGAAGCTTGCCAATAGTAATAGCTTGTTGAGTATCGCCCTTCTGCCAGTCTCTCAATGAAGTGCCTAATTTAAGAGCATCTTGGAATCCTTGAACCTCATAAGCTTGGTTTCTACGATTTAAAGCATCTTGTTGAACACCTTCTCTACCAGCAAAACCAGTAGTTCCATATTGACCTTGTTGCACAGCTCTAGCTTCACGAGATAAAGCTGCTCTTGTATCAGCAGGTTCATGTAAGCCAATTCGTTCTTGAGCTAACTGATGACCAAACGCCATAGGGTCAGCTGAGTATTTATCAATTTGAGTACCAGTTAAAGCAGCACGACCTAGCAAGGAGTCCATGCTCGACTGCCAGGGTGCAGATAACTCTGTAGATACAGCCCTACCTTCTCGGTCATAAGTGATACCACCGAATTGACCTGATACATCCCAAGGCAATTCTTTTTGATACTGCTCTTCAGACATTCCGCCAATTTGACCTGATAGATCTGAAGCTCTTCCAGAAGACATACTTGAGTCAACTAAACCTCCAACCATTCCGCCAACTCCTGGTGCTATAAAGTTACCTATAGTGCTAAATAATCCCATAATATTCTCCTATGCTGTCCGTTTCCACATATACACTGCGATATATGGGTTCATAATACTGTGTGCCGTATCGCCACCTGTCACTGAAGATAGACCAACTTCTGCATCTCCTGTTCCCGGTCTCATTACATAAGACTGATAAGTAGAGCCGCTTTGTGAAGCAATCTCTGATACTGTGTTAGAAGCTGTTATGTCACCAGATTCTGCAACAGCTCCATTATCAACAATAAAGTGCTGATGCGAAGGCATTTCTGATTCTGTTAGCGTATGAGTCTTAGTACCACCAGTTTCTTCTACTGTATCGAAATCTGTATCTGTGGAATCAACACCAATAGGCATTTTACCAGCACCAAATGCAACCCATGTTGTACCACCAATAGCAGAAACTACAGCAGCTGAATCGGCATAAGTGGTGGCTGTCATAAAGATAGCGCCTACTGGGTATATAGCATCAATGGCTGTAGTAACAAAGGCAGTAGTAGCTACTTGACTTGTATTAGTTCCTGAAGCAGCGGTTAAGGCGCTAAACGCTTGTGAAGCAGTTCCTGCAAGTTCAGCCTTATCATTAATAGCATTCTTTGCAGCTGTAAATTCTGTATGGAAGTCATCTCCAGAGATGATACCGCCAGCAGCATCCTTTCCTGACCAGCCAATTTGTAAGTTGTATGTACTCATCGTATTTTTCCTTGTTTAGCCCATATAATCATATTTTGAAGTGAGGCTTTATAACCTTTAATAGTTCCTCTCATTTCCATTCTTAGCACCTTTGCAGATCTCGCTAAAGATGACTTGTATTCAACTGGTTTAGCAGTTCCTGCGTATGTAGCAACACCCCAGATAGAGGAAGAATGCCCCCAAGTGAAAGATGAAACAGGACCTGGTATAGTAAAGCTTGAAGACTCAGCATTAATTTCATAATCCCTGTACCAGTTCATTGTTACAGCCATATCTTGACCACCTGAAATTACAGCTAGGAATCTCTTTAATAACTTAGCTCTACTAGGGTCTCCGAAGTCTAGCCATACTGTACTGAAGTCAGCTTGGTATGTATTGTTTACATTTTTCCAACAATTTGAACCTGTGGACTCCCAAATATTACCAGCTGCAATACAGGCGCTTGATGTTCCATAAGTAGCTGTTACGTCTTGCTTTTCTACATCAAAGTAGCCGTCATACACAGCAATCCTGCCTTCGTATTCAGGAGCGCCAAGACCAACATACATAATACCTTCAGCCGTTGACAGGAAAGATTTTGGAGTTTTCTTAGAATCAAAATTCCAGTTACTTACTTTTGGTGCATCGCCTACACCACCTTTAAAATCAAACACATACGCTATGTTTCTATCAGGGAATGAGACAACATAGTATCCACCACAAAGGCAATACTGCCCTTTAGCTTGATTCATATCAGCGTTAGTAATATGCCTGACCATCTCGTCTTTGATATTGATAGATAGATCAGTCAATGGCATCTTATCTTTAACCATTGTACGTTGCAATGAGCGAACGCCAGAGTTAGACAAGAAGACAATATCATCACCAAGAGCCTGAACAGTATCTCTAGCTACACAGCCAATATCCCTAACAACTTCATCTAACTGAAATGCTTCAACTGAAGGATCAGAAGGGCTGTTATATACAACAATATTTCGACTGCCGAAAATAACAAGCTTACCCATAAAGCTTGCAAGGGCAACAACTTTGTCTCCATCCCATACAGACTTCAAATCAATATAACCAGCAAGTCCGCCAGTAAAATCATGACCTATCAAAGTATCTGAGTAATAAACAACATCATTAGCTTCGCTAGTGCCACCAACCCAAAGTCTACCGAAAGCGCCAACACAACTGCTTGGATTAAATGTAACTACAGAGCCTGGTGCTGAAAATCCACTAGCATCTTCTAAATCCATCCAGTTAGTTCCATCAAAATAGATAGGCTTATGACCAGATTGAACACCGTAGAACTTATTATTAAAGTTACAGAACTCCCAGTTTCCGTCAGTTATTGTCTGCGGAGTTCCAGTAAATGTCTGAGCATCTAAAGTAAATGGAGAATTAGACTTGTTTAATTTATAAATCTTATCGTTAGATCCGGCAAAGATAGTAGGACTTCCAGTTGCACTTCTAAACTCACCTAAAGATTTAACAATGTAATCATTAGATGTTGAAGATCCTATTAGGTCACTAATCTGTTTAATTCCACGCCTAGAGGTAACTCTACCCTCATCATCAAGCATGATATTATTAGCTTCAACTAGCCAGCGAGGATCAAGGCTTGATGGAGATGATTGCTTGTTTAGACCGTATACTCCTATTGAATCAAGTGCTAGTGGTTGAATGGGTTTGCTCACTAGCTTACCACCCAGTCATGCTCGTATTGAGTGTTCCCAGAATCTAAAACAATTGATTGATTTAGAGACTCTTTAAACTCTTCAGACAGTAATCCCGATTGAGTGCCACCATCTTCACCACGCTCAGCTACAGCTCTCGCCCATGCACCAAGAACAACAACCTTCTGAGGAATCTTTATTGAAGTTGCTGCGAGTTTTAATTCATCCTGTGGCTTGGTAATATCAAAAGACAAGGTCTGAACAGAGTTAGGTTTAGGCTCTAAATCAATTTTAAGGTTATTTGAGGAGTCTGATCCGTTGAAAGCGTAGTATAAAGGTTCACCAGTATTCTCTGCAGGGTACATTGTTGAGTTTACATACTGACGGCTCACTTGAGACAAACTGTGTCCTGTAGCCTGATTTACAACATCAATAATCTTAACCTCTTGACCAGACGATAAGTTGTAATTTCTAGTGCCAGATACTGTCGTAATATTTACAGTTTCACGCAATACAAGCCAGTCATGGTAAGCCTCAATGTTTTTCTTCGAGTCGTTAATCAGTGAGCCAATAACCTTTTGATAGTCAGTTATTGTTGATGAATCATTGATATTACCCGACCAATCGGTAGCAATGGTTTCCTCTCTCAACCTGATTAGCACTTCGTTAATTGCTTCTCTAAAGGTCATAGG